AAGATAAGAGCGCTCAAACGCAAGGTTGAGGGCACGCAGGACGAGAAGAAGGTCAAGGAGTATAAGCGTAAGCTCCGAGAGGAACAAGGCAAGCTCAGAGAATTTATCAAAGAGCATGACGATGTTCTCCGCAGAGATTATTCAAGGGAGAAGATCTACAGCGGTAAGGGTGAGCCGAAACAGGAAGCTCCGAGAACGGAAGAAGCGCCTGTTAAAGCTACCGATACCGAAAGTAAAAATCCTGTTCCGACAGATAAAGAGCCTAATATTCCTCAGCCGGAAAATAACGTTTCTAAGCCGGATAATAACGAAAATACAATGAATTTTGTACGGCCTGAGCCTGTAAAGACCGTTCAGAGCAACGAAGACACAGACGATACGCCGACTGCGGTTGTGTCTGATGAAGCCGATGAAACTACTGAAACGACAGAAAACGTACAGGAAACTGTAAAACAGCCTGTCGAAGCAACGGCAGACAGCGAAGAAGACGTACAGAATTTTACAGACGATACTGTTGACAATTCGGATGAAAGTGATATAATAAAAGAAGGAACAGATTTCAAACCGTTGTCGGCAGATACTGTTGTTCCTGTACTGCGTGAAGATTCAAACGAATGGATTAACCGTCTGTCCTCCGAAGAAATCAGAGCAATCAAGAAGTACACGAAGAACAGCGGCGATCCCAAAGACGATAAGTTCTATGCAAGGCTTAATTCAATGCTTCGTGGGGATATTCCCGAAGATGACACTTTGAAATATTATTCCGATGTTATATCGGGTGTGATAGCGAAGTTTGAGTTAAAGCACGACATTATCTGTTACCGATCTGTCAAACACAATCCTGTGGAAGGAATGAAGGTTGGCGATATATATGAGCCTAAGCAATTTATCAGCACATCGGTTTCAATATCAGGTGTACTAAAAGGCGATTATTTTATTACGTTTTTAACTCCTAAGGGTAGTAAGGGTGCTTATATTGAACTGCTTAGTGAATATCCAAAGCAACGTGAATTGTTGTTTGATAAAAATTTGAAATATCGAATTTTAGAAATTTGCAATAACGAAATAACATTAGAGGTGATAACATGAAAGATAAACCTAAAGTAAAAATTTCTAAAGAGCTAATTGAAAAAATATGGGAGGATGTAAGAAAAGCTCAAGAAACTATGGAAGATGATTGGGATGAAGAAACCCGAAAAGACTGGGAAGAAAAAATGAACTCATAAAACCGCCCACAGCAGTGAGCGGTTTTCTTATACCCGTGTGCAATTGATTGCACTTGACTTGAACACAAACTTTGCAAAAACAGCCGCTTTTTGTGAAGTACGGTGCAAATTTGAACGAACTAAATAATTTTACCGCTCCACGAGGGCGGTATTTTTATACCTGAAATACGAAAGTGAGGTTTTTAAACATGAACAAAATTAAGAAAGTTATTATTGCCGCAGTCGGTGTTTTACTGTCAGCGGTTCTTCTGTGTGGTTGCACGGAAGCTGACAGAGTGACGTACAATGTGCAGAAAGAAGCCGATAACTTCAATGTGACAAGGCGGTTGTCGGTTATCAATGCAAGGAGCGACAAACCAGTGCTTGAGCTTATTGGTAATTTTTCTATTTCAAACAACGAAGCAAACGAGCTGGTTGTAACGATAGAAGTTGCTCCGAACGTGTACAAGGTTGATTATGTGTATTTGAATGACTGGACAATGTACACAGTGGAAGACGTAAGCGGTGCTTACGTTGACAAATATCATTACGAGATCAATTTCTTGCCTGAAATGATTGTGCCGATTACATTCACAAGCAAAGACTGATAATTTTACCACTCTGCAAAGGGCGGTATTTTTATACCCAAAATCAAAGAAAGCGAGGTAAAGCAATGGAAACCGAAAAGAAAACTCCCGAAGAGGAGAAGAAGCTCGCTCCCACAGCGGAGCAGAAGGACGAGCCCAAGCCTGAAGAGAAGCCCGCCGAAAACAAGCAGACGGACGATAACGGCACGGCAGAGAAGACACCGGTAATAAACAAACAAACCGCATAAAAATGCGGTTTGAAAGAAATATGGTCGAGGTGACAAGAATTATAAAAGCTGTTTTCTGTATATTCGCAGGAAGTGTTTAAATTGCTATTAAAGCCTTATGCAATGCAGATTCACGGACTTTTAATTGCTGAAACATTTCGGGTTGTTTTTTCTTAAATGACAAAAAATCGTGTACAAATCGTGTACAGATATTACTTGATATTATTAAGAATGCTCACCGCCCGTTCCTCTTCTCGTGGGTACAGGTGGGCGTATGTTTGCCATGTTTGTTGAACGTCCGCATGACCGAGCCGCCGTGCAATTTCCTGTATGTTGATGCCTTCATTAATCAACAGGGTAGCGTGGGTGTGGCGGAAGTCGTGTATTCTTATATGCGGAAGCTCAGCAAGTGCAGCGTATCTTATATTGTGCGTGTCAAGCGAAGCGTCGGGCAGGTAACTGATACCGCCGCAAACCCTATAATCTTCAGTAAAGTTTTTATCTGCTTGCTGACGTTTCTTGTGCTCGTTGAGTATTTTCAACAGTGGCAGAGGTATTTGCAGTGAACGATACGACGATTTGTTCTTAGGCGGGGTTTCTGTTATCTTGCCTTTTATTTTCTGTGATATGGAGCGGCGGATATTAAGTGTATTACCCGTTATATCGGACCATTTCAGCGCATTGATTTCACCTTTGCGTGCACCGGTGTAGAAAGCAATGGAGAAAAACACATAGTACCCCCATTCGGTAATCGTGTCTTTTTCTTCACACATTTTCTTGACAACGCTTATATATTTCAGATACTGATCGGCTGTGTAGTAATGTAGCTTGTCCTCCGGTGTCTCAAAATACACCTCCTTAAAATTGCCCACAGCTAAAAGCGGATTTTTAGGCAGGTAGTCCATTTTTACAGCATAATTCAGCAGAGCTCTGAGTTCGCCGTAATAATTCTGTAATGTTTTGAGCTTATATCCTTTTTCGGATAGTATGTTCTTCCACTTCTGAAGCTGAGCCGTGTTGAGCTTGTTTAATTTAATATCAAACAGATACGGCTTTACAGAGGCGTTTATATTATCGTTGATCTTTGCAAGCGATGTTTCTCTGACTTCGCCCTTTTTCGTGATGTAATATTCGGCGTACAGCTCTTCCAAAGTCATAGAAGATACAGGTGCTTCCTTCGATTTTGAATAGGCACTCATCAGTTCGGCTTCAAGCTGTTTTGCTTCTGCCGCTCCGTAAGTAATACGGGTAAGCTGACGTGCTACACCGGTCCTGTCAATATAGTTTATGCGAACTCTGTATTGTTGCAAACCGTCTTTTTTTACGCTTGTTTTGTATATCGGCATTTTGACACCTCTTAAATTTTTTCCCCGTCAGCAGAAGTTGACGGGGAATTGAATTATCTTTCGTATCCTTTTGATTTTTTCTTTTTGGGTTTTATTTCCTGTGTTTGCTGATAACCCGATACTAAATCTGCGTGACAGTTTTCGCATGTTTTGGCGCAAGCGTCATTTATGTGTGCACAGTTAGGACAACATATTTTTTCGCTCATTTTCACTTTCTCCTTTCTGTTGGGATGCTTATTAAACACCAAGTTTCGCTTTAAGTGCATTCTGTAATGTCTGTGAGAAATTGACGTTGTTTTTTACTGCAAGGTCGTTGAGCCATGCGGGAATTGTAAGCGTTTTCTTGACGGATTTTTCAAAATGCTTTTTCGCATAATCTTCCACATCAACGGATACGAGGTTTACAAATGCGCTTTCGTATTCGTCATACTCGGCGTTTATATCTATATCCGCAGGATTTGACGGCGCAGGAAGCTCTGACTTGCTCTGCTTAAGGTCATAGATGTAACCCGCAAGACAATCAACCGCCATTTCCATAGCGTCCTGTAAGTCATCGCCGAATGTTGAAAGATGGTCAAGGTCGGGGAAAATCACGGAATACTGACCGTTTTTCTCTTTGTAAAAACAAGCGGGATAAACAGATAACATAACAGTACCTCTCTTTCTATATACGGCAGGATTTGGGGCTTATCTCAGCCCCGCCTGCTTGAGTATTGAATTTGCCGTGCCTTTCGGTATGTCGCCCTTGTGGTTCGGCACAGTAACCTTTCCGGGCTTGTTTGGATTTGTGTATTGGAAGTGAGAGCCTCTTGTATCTTTCAGCACCCAACCGTCAGCCTTCAATAGCTTTTCCAATTCCTTGAACGTCATACGCTCTACCTCCTTACACTTAGTATTATAGCACAGAATACGTGTTATGTCAATACGTATTCTGTGCTATTTATAATTATTTGTCCCCGTGTCACATTATTTCTTCTCGTTCTTCTCCTGCTTTCTCATCTCCGCATGGAGCTTGGCAAGCCTTTTTACATCGTCAAGTACATCATCATCTATCTCAGCATCGCCGAATAGGGCAAATTTAAGCTGACTGTCGGTGATTTCGGGGGTGGGGGTTTCTTCCCAGCACATTAAATACCTTGAATCAGTGCCGGTGACTTCTGCAATTTTTTCGATACAGTCTATAGGTATCTTTTTTGTTTCGCCTGTTGCATATCGCTGTAATGACGATTTTGATATACCAGTTAATTTAGAAAGTTCGGTATAACTATATCCGCTTTTTTCAATTGCTGCGTTTATTCGTGCCGCTCTTTCGTCCATTTTTATCACCTCATCTAAACTCATTATAACATCAGTATCCCAAAAATGCAATAGAAAATACAAAAATATTTTGAAATTGTCCCAAAAATGGGTTGACAAAATAAAGTTGTTGTGTTATACTAAAATCGTTCCCAGAAGTGGGACGGAAAGAGGTGATAAAATGTTAAACAAAAATCTTCTGAAAGGTGCTATTGCGAGAGCCGGAATAACCCAAAGACAGCTTGCAGAAAATATCGGAATGACACCTAATACAATGTCCAGTCGTATGCAGGGCGTTTCGCATTTTGATACGGAAGAAATAGACAAGATATGCAATGTGCTTAAAATATCAGATAACGATGAAAAAGCAAATATTTTTTTGTCTTGAATATCCCAAAAATGGGATAACTGCAACAACCGGAGGAGGTGAGAAAGTGCTGTTAAATCTGAAAACAGAGATAGCCCGAAAACGTTTGTCTGCCGCAAAAATAGCGGAGTATATCGGCATAACGCCAAAAACTATGTCGTGCAAGGTAAACGAAAAAACTGAATTTACTCGTTCTGAGATGTTTGCAATACATAGTCGATTTTTTCCTGATGCGGATATGCGCTACCTGTTTTATTCGGAAAATGACAAAATGAAAGAGAGCAAATCACTTTAACAGTAATCTACTCTCCCAACATTTCGAGCTTTTCAGCTCATCGCTTTATCACTTTGATTTCTTTGAAGGTGTCTGTGATAAAGCACTTCCGGCAACACTTTTGGCGTTTTTGCCATAGCGATTGTCACTAAGAATTTTAGACGCTTTAGTGGCAACAGCTTTTGAAGTTGTTTTATTAGCCATAGCTTTTCCTCCTTTCGCAATTAGTATGGTTGTATTATACCACATATAGTTGCAAATGTCAAGAGGATAACAATATATTGTGTTAAAATGCGCCTGAATTGGGCTGAAACGGTTTAAAACAGCTTAAAACAGTATAAAATGGCAAAAAAATAATCCGTTATGTGGCTTAGTGAACCATAAATAAAATAAAGGAGGAATTAAACATGACAAAGTACAGAGTAAGAGTACCGCAGGTAGCGGATATATCGGCGGCGATACGTCTTTATTACGAGCACACCGAGATAGGCAATAAGGACATCAGGGCTATTTTCGGCGATATGGGAAACGGCAGGATCGGCAGGCTTAAGCAGCTTGTGCTTGAAGCAATGCACGAACGAGGCACAGTGCACTATAACGCACAGTACGTCAACACAGAGGTTGCATATGACGTGTGGGGTATAAACATTGACAGACTGACCGCAGGACGCAAAAAGCTACAGCAGTTAGGATTAGGAGGATAGATAATAAGATGAAGAAAGCAAAAATAATCGCCTACATACTCTCCCAGCTCTTGCGGCTGTGGATAACAGCGTGTGCGGCCGTGATGATGTATGTTCCTATGTCGGCACTGGCTTACGCCCAGAGGGGCTATCGTGCGGTCGGCGGCGAAATGCTCCCTGTTGCAATAGTCGCTGTTGCGGTCTGGTACGGGCTTGGGTGGCTGATGCGTGTGTGGTATAGGGATATGATAGGAGGCGGACACGATGACAGATCTTGAGCAAATCGCAAAAGAAGCCACCGATCACGGCATGAGCTACGGCGAGTATGTTGCCTGGAAGGCGAGAGCCACAATTGAGCAACAGCAAAACTACCGCCGGGCAAGGCAGGTGGCGGAGATACAGAGAAAGAGAGGACAGCGAAAATGAGTGAAATAGGAGTTGTTAAAGGGTTCAAGGTGTTCAATCCTGATTGGACGTGTAAAAACAAGCAGTACGGTTGCCCAGGAAGATTTGAAGAAGATGCTACACCGTCTATTTGCAATAAAGGGATGCACTTCTGCAAGAGGGCAAGCGACTGCTTCAATTATTATTCATTCGACCCGAATAACAAGGTTGCAGAAGTCATAGCTTACGGCGAAGTTTCAGAAGAAGGCGATAAATGCTGTACGGACAAGTTGGAAATTATCCGTGAAATTCCGTGGCAGGAACTTCTTGAAATCGTGAATATGGGAAAGGGTTGCACCGGACTTTGCAACAGCGGCAATCGGAACAGCGGCAATTGCAACAGCGGCGATTGGAACAGCGGCGATTGGAACAGCGGCGATTGCAACAGCGGCAATTGCAACAGCGGCAATCGGAACAGCGGCAATTGCAACAGCGGCAATCGGAACAGCGGCAATTGCAACAGCGGCGATTGGAACAAAACCAACTTTTCCAACGGCTGTTTCAATACGGTTGAACCGAAAATTCATTTATTCAACAAGCCTTCCGAATGGACTTACAGTGATTGGTTGAATTCGGATGCCCGTTATCTTCTGAATCAGATTCCGGGTGATGTGCTTGAATACATTTGGCTTGATGATATGACGGATGAAGAAAAGGCGGCACACCCGGAAGCCGAAACAACGGGTGGTTATCTGAAAGAATTGAATAATTCCGAATGGGCGGTTATTTGGTGGCGTTCCTTGAATGACCGTCAGAAAAATATCATTACAGCAATCCCGAACTTCGACAAGGCTATTTTCAAAGAGATCACCGGAATTGATGTAGATACGGATTAAGAGAGAGGGAAGAAATGAAGTTTAAAATTAGCACAACGGTTGCTTCCTATAAAGAGGTAATGGCAATTGCTCAGGCACTTGTCGGTGTTGTAAACAATATCAATGTAACAGACTGTGAAGGCGAGGAGGACGAAGACGACGATGATCAGATATGAGAAGCCTGTCATCAAGAAGGTTTCTGAGATGAAATTCGGTGATGTGTTTGTTACCGAATACGGCATTGAGGGTAACCGGTGCAAGTTTGTTTTCGAGCGCTGTGAATCTGGAGGTAATGCTATGACGGTAACTTATTTTCATCGCATCGGCGTGAAAAACACAGAGAAATGCTACGAATACACAGACATAAACCGTGTTACATATACGGTTATCGGCAGAGAATCGGCGTAAAAGAAAAGGCTGTCACAAGGACAGCCAAAGAAATAAATATAAAAGTGCTACTGTGATGAGTATATCACATTCGGAAAGGAATGTCAAGATATGGCGATGTCGCTAAAAACACAGGTAATGCTGAGAATAGGCGCTGTAGCAGACAGCGAGTTCTGGGTGGCATTGCCGAAGGCTCACGCAAAGCTCTTCCGCATCGTAGAAAGAGAAGGAGATGCGGGCGGAGCAAGATTAACGATAGATTATGCTGTTATGCTAATCGCAGAACAGATAGTCATAGACAGAATGATGTCAGAAACATTAGGAGGTGCTACACATAATGGAAGGTCAGATTATCACAATTAAGCAGTTGCCGATAATCGAAGAAAGATTACAGCTTATCAAAGCTGAGATTGACGCTAAGACGCAGCACGTTTTAGCACTTGACTGTAACGACGCTACAGTCAAGGCAATCAAAAGCCTCAGAGCAGACTTAAACAAGGATTTCGGCGATCTCGAGGAAAAGCGCAAAGAGGTCAAGCGTGCGGTTATGTCACCGTATGAGCGATTTGAAGAAGTGTATACCGAATGCGTAACCAACATATACAAGCAGACGGACGCAATCCTCAAGGGACGCATAGCGATTGTTGAAAACGCAATCAAAGCTAACAAGGATAAGGAAGTCAAAGCGTACTATGACGAGTATGCAGAAAGTCTGGGTATCGACTTTGTCCCCTACGAAAAAAGCGGTATCACGGTAACGCTTTCAGCGAGTGCAAAAAAGCTCAAGGAACAGGCTGCCGCATATCTTGACAGAATAGCGGACGAGCTGAAGCTTATCGCCACTCAGCCTCAGGACTTACAGCCGGAAATCCTCGTTGAATACAAGCGGACAGTCAATGTCGCATATTCCATTCAGACGGTTATCGAGCGTAAAAAGGCAATCGAAGAAGAAGCAGAGAGAGCCAGACAGCAGGCGGAACAGCAGACAATCTATGAAGCGGCTGAGGCTCGTGTTAATGCGGCGGTCGAAAGTTACGGCGAAGAACAGCAGGAAGCGATTGCACCGCCTACTGTTGCCGAAGCACAGGAACAGCCTGTAAAGCTGTACCGTGCTGCATTTGCGGTTTATGGTTCGTTTGAAGGAGTAAAACTTGTAAAGAATTTCTTGGCAAACGATTTCTTAAAAAATGGAGGTAAAAAGTATGAGCAGTTACAATACACCGGTCGAGAAGAAGCCTAAATTTTCGGTGGCGATAAGCACACCAACGTATCAGAATCTGATACGCAACACGCTTGCCGATCCCGAAAGAGCAAAACGCTTTATTGCGTCAATCACATCTGCGGTAGCGGTCAATCCGCAGTTGCAGGAGTGCGAAACATCTACGATTGTAGCAGGCGCACTCCTCGGCGAAAGCCTTAATCTTTCGCCGTCACCACAGCTTGGTCAGTTCTATTTAGTACCGTTCAAGCAGAAAGCAAAGTATGACCGTAATCGTAATCTGATTTCACCCGAATGCGTCAACGCACAGTTTGTTCTTGGCTACAAAGGCTACATACAGCTTGCAGTGCGTAGCGGTATGTACCGCAAGATAATTGTCCACGAAATCAAGGACGGTGAACTGATACGCTGGGATCCGCTGATGGAAGAATTTGAAGCGAGCTTCATCGAAAACGAAGAAAAGCGTGATAAGACGGACACTATAGGATATTACGCAATGTTTGAGTACGTTGACGGCTTCAGAAAAACGCTGTACTGGAGCAAGGATAAAATGCTTGTGTATGCAGACAAGTACAGCCCTGCGTTTAGTAAAGATGCATATGCAAAGCTGATAAACAACGAAATCCCGGCAAACGAGATGTGGAAATACTCGTCGTTCTGGTACAAAAGCTTTGATGATATGGCGAAAAAGACTATGATACGTCAGCTGATCAGCAAGTGGGGCGGAATGGCGGTAGAACCGCTGAGAGTAGCGCTTGAACACGATAACAACGTTCTTCAGCGTAGTTCTGACGGCTTTGAAAATATCGCAACCGAAGCGGACGTAATGCCCGCAGAACCGCACCTTGTAAGTAATAACGAAGTAACACAGCCCGAAGTTGCTGATGTTGTAGAGAATATAAACCTTGAAGACTTATGATTAAGTACGAGATAATCTCCACCGGCTCACAGGGCAATGCGGCGGTTATCGAGGATAACATTCTGATTGACTGCGGTGTAAGCTATAAGTTGATACGTCCGTATGCGGACAGGCTGAAGCTTGTATTGCTTACCCACATTCATTCAGATCATTTCAACAAATCTTCGATACGAAGCCTTGCAAGGGACAGACCGTTACTGCGTTTCGGCTGTTGTGGCTGGCTTGTGCCGGTACTTGTTGATATGGGTATTCCGAAGCGTCGGATAGATGTTTTTGAGTACGGCAAGATGTACGGGTACGGGATATGTAATATAATTCCCGTACCGCTAAAGCATAATGTGCCAAATTGCGGATATAAGCTGCATTTTGCTGACAAGGGCAAGATGATATATGCCACCGACACAAACAATCTTAACGGCGTTACAGCCCGCAATTACGACCTGTATATGATAGAGGCTAATCACACAGAAGCCGACATCAAGGAACGCATCGCAAAAAAGAAAATTGCAGGCGAATACGCCTACGAAATTCAGGCAGAGAAAAATCATCTGTCGAAAGAAAAATGCGATGACTTTATTTACAGGAACATAGGTCCTAACGGCGTATATGTGTATATGCACACTCACAAGGAGCGTGACGCAGCAGATGATAACGACCGGAAAGATACTTAAATTTGACAAGCACGGCAATAAGCTGTTGCTGGAACTTCCCGAAAGCATAGAACGGGAATTGATACAAAAGCATATCGGCAGTGTAGAACTGCGGCTGAATGACGGTCGCAGGATCTCCGCCGACCAAAGAAGAAAGATATTCGCTATCGTTCGTGACATTGCATTGTGGAGCGGGCATGAGCCTGAATTTATTAGAGCATACATGACGTGGGACTACATCAAGCGTCACGACGGCGAATGGTTTTCGCTGTCCGATGTCGATATGACAACGGCAAAGGACTTTATAACACACCTGATAGAGTTCTGTTTTCATTGGGATGTGCCGACGAAAGACACACTGCTTCACGAAACAGACGATATAGGTAAATATCTGTATATGTGCCTTGAACACCGCAAATGTGCTATATGCAACGCACGAGCGGAAGTACACCATGTAGACCGCATAGGCATAGGCGGAGATCGCGAAGAAACAGTCCACATAGGAATGAGGGCGATCGCTCTATGTCACGAACATCACATGGAAGCGCATATCAGAGAAAAAGAGCTGTTTGAAGAAAACTACATCTACGGCATAAAGCTTGACGAATACTTATGTAAAAAGCTCAGGCTTAATACAAAGTCAAGGAGGTAGCGATGGCAAGACCTCAATGCGACGGTTTGTCGTACTTTCCTTTTGATGTGGACTTTTTTTCGGATAGAAAAATCAAGATTATACGAGGCTCGGAATATGGCACTGATGCGATAATAATTTACATTTACCTGCTTTGTGAGATATACAAAGGCAAGGGCTACTATATCGCATACGATGATGATTTAGTGTGCTGCGCAAGTGCAGACACAGGAGTGCCGGAGGGCAAGACAAGGCAGATAGTACAGCTCCTCGCAAGCAAGTCACTGTTTGATAACACACGGTTTACGGCGGACAACTTACTTACTGCTACATCAATACAGACACGTTATCAAGAGGCGAAAAAATCCACGAAAAGAGACGTGTTTGTAGAACCCAGCGTTTGGATTTTAAACGAAGAAGCAACGTTAGGGTTTATTAAAGTGCACCCCAAAGAGAGTTTTTCCGAGAAAAACCCCAGTAAATCCGAGAAAAACCCTGATAAATCCGAGAAAAACCCTACAAAAGAAAATAAAATAAAAGAAAATAAAAATAAAATAAATAAAACTAAAACCGCAACAGCTATCGCAGTTGCTCCGGAGCTTGAGCCGGCATGGCAGGCATTCATCGAAATGCGAAAGAAAATGCGCAAGCCGATGACAGAGTACGCAATGGAAATAACAATCAAAAAGCTTGAAACTCTTGCGCCCGGTGATACGGTAACGCAAAAGAAGATTCTTGAACAATCTGTTGAGCGTTCATGGCAAAGCGTGTATGAGCTAAAAGAGAAAGGCGGTGTGAACAATGGAAGAAATGAAAAACCTTTCAAACCAAGCGATTGGTAATGTTCATGGTCCTATCTATACAAGCAAAGAAGTCGAAGAACTGGGAATACCGAGTACGCAACCTGTTCCAAAACCGGAAAAGTGCAAATACTGTGGGAAAACGTTGTACTACGAGTGCGTTGTACTTATGGGGCAGGCGATGATCTGGAATCTTGAAAAGCCACGTTGCGATTGTGAAAAAGCGGTTGCGTTTTGGAAAGGCTGGGATGCTAAACAGGAAAAAATCAAAAAAGAAAAAGAGCTTGCCGAAGAACAAGAGCTCAGAAAGCAGAAAATTGAAAGCATACTCGGCAAGTCGGGAATAAAGAAACGTTACCTATCACGGACGATAGATAGCTTTTCCGTTACCGCTGAGAACAAAAGGTCGTTTGAAGTGGCGACTGATTATATCAAGAATTTCAGAGAATACTTCACTCAGGGTAAAGGGCTATATTTGGAAGGTCCGTGCGGAACAGGTAAAACGCACTTGGCGATTGCAATTGCGCTTGCAATCATCAATACAGGAGTTCCGGTTATCTGCAAAACGTCAATAGACATTCTCGGCGATATAAAACGTTGCTACGAGCGCAACAGCGAAGTAACGGAAGAGGAAGTCCTCGAAGCATACAAGACTGTTGACTTGCTGATAATAGATGATTTTGGAAAGGAGCAAGTGACAGAATGGTCGGTACCCGTGCTGTATAGCATTCTGAACGAACGCTACGAAGCCTTGTTGCCGACAATAATCACAACGAATTACAACACAACTGCTCTTGCAGAAAAATTATCTGCAAAAGGCGATGCAGAAACAGCTACAGCAATAATCAGCCGCTTTGTCGAAAGTTCAAAAAGAGTTACGATGTCTTGGGCTGATTACCGCAGGAAAGGATAAATCAAATGGAAAATAAAGAAAGTGCTATGACCAAATTAAATAACGAGGCTGCTACGGTAAGCGGCTACAATGTGCCGGCAATCGCTGTCAGAGATCATGTTGCTCAACGCATAATGAGCGATGCCATTTACGCCGAAAAAGTGATAGCCGAGGGCAAGACGCTTAGCAAGTGCTATCAGTACATATCGGATATGGCATACGAAAAAGCCCGTAAAATGAGCAATACAGACAAGCGGGGCGGAATAATGATAGGAATGTCCTCTGAGGAGATATTTGCACTTGCAGACGAATATTACACGCTTTCCGATGACGAGCTGAAGAAAAAGCTTGAAGCAGAAAGGTCGAAGCCTGCACCTGCCGAAAAGGCTGAAACGACTAAGAAGAAAATAGCGGATAAACCTAAGAAAACAAAGCCTGCCGAGGAAAAAGAAGAATTAGAACAGTCCTCACTGTTCGATATGGGTGTGGAGGAAACAGAAGATGATAGCATATAAAGCTTTCAACGAAGATCTGACCTGCCGTAAGTACAAATTCAAGGAAAATGAGCCTAACTACACAGATAAGGCAAATTGCAGGGAAAATGGATTCCACTGCGCCGAAAATCCGCTTGACTGCTTATCATACTACCGCTTTGATAACTGCGTGATTTACGAGGTAGATGCAACAGGCGATGTTGATGAGGATGATATAGACAGCAAGATAAGCTGTACTGTTCTCACGCTCCGCAAAAAGCTTGATGTGCTTGATTTTGTAAAGGCGGCGGCAAAACACATCACGCTGCACCCATACCGTGAACAGAATCACTATGTACATAACGATATGGCTTGTGGCAAAGAAGGCGATAAGTTCCTTATCGTCCGTGGGAAAACAATGGCAGTATGCGCACAGAAAGACACCGTAGTGTGTATGCTCAAAGAAAGCCAGTATAGCAAAGAAATACTGTGGTATTCGATTTTTAAGGTTGACGGTAAATCAATGTTGGCAGGTGTGCCGTACAACGAATACGGCGATATAGTGACAGAGGCAGAAATGGAGGCCCTTCATGAAATTAAAAGAGCTGAGTAAGCTTCCGAAAATCACTGCACCAAAGTCGTTCGTTGAAAAGGCAGGAAAAGATACTCCCCGTATGATAAAAAAATACGGTTCGACCGAGTACAGATATGAAACAAGGGAGTATGCAAAATGCCGAATATATGGTGACATAATCAAAGTTGCTTTGTTCTATACAAAGAACTTGCGGCTCGGAGCAACGATGCCTGCGTATGAAATATTCATTGATTACAAAAACGAAGATTTTGTTACTTACGACTACAGCGCAAACCGCTGGAGCAATGCAACGATAGAAAAGCTTGACACAAGCTTTTACTGGTGGTCCGAAGCAAAAGAAAAAAAGTATATGTCGGTCAAAGACAGAGCACTTCTGAAAATAAACTTGAAAATCGAGGAAGACGATAGTTGTGTCGACTATTACGGTATTCGGAAGTTTCAGCAGAGAGTCCGAGAACGTCAGCTGCTCGCAAGGCATAAGAAGGATACGGATAAATGGGACAAGGCAATGAACAAGGTAACGCAGATCCCGAAAGACTGGGATAAGTTTATTGCTAAGTCGGTCATCAAAGATCAGTACATTTTTTACGAGTACAGCAGAAAATCCGAAAAAGACGGTTACTGTACTTGGTGCGAGAATGACGTAAAAGTAAAAAATCCTAAGCATAATGCACAAGGTCGTTGTCCCCACTGCGGTCATAAAATAACCTACAAAGCGTCAGGAAAATCCGGAAGCTTTTACACTGGTAATTTTGCCGCATATTTAATACAGCCTTATGGTGATGATTTTATAATCAGACTTTTCGAGGCACGTTGCAGATACGAAAAGCACAAAATGGGCGGCATTCGCAGGATAGCTGATGCATATTCATACGAACGTTGCCGTTACATATACGATAGCGACAATTCTGCAACCGGATACAGCTACGAGTTGTACAAACAGCGTGAAGTGCGTTGGTGTTGCTTCGGAAGGGTAAACCCGGATTACTATAACAGCTCGTTCGGAACAGTTTACAAGAGAAATCTTTCCGGCAAAATTGCCGAACGATTGAGCAGAACGGGACTTATCGAGTATATCAAAGGCAACGACGAATGTGATCCGAGAGTGTTCATCACAAAGTTGAAAAGATCTCCCGAAATCGAAAAGCTTGCAAAGGTTGGACTGCCACGTCTTATAAATGACTGTATGTATGAATATCGCTATGACGAGAGTTGTGAGTTCAGCGATGGGAAATTAGCCAAAATGCTGTTAATTGATAACTTCCGTACCAAAAGGCTTATTGCAAACAATGGTGGGCTTGTATATCTCGAATGGCTCAGAAATGAGAAAACAAAAGATACAGTCTACGACGACAGAACTATACAGTGGTTGGTCGCTCAGCATATCAGACCTGATATGCTGGATTTTATATCCGACAGAATGAGTGTTCAGCAGATAAAAAACTATATATGTCGTCAGATGTCCGAAAACAGTATGACAAGCAGAGGTGTAATACAGACGTGGAGCGATTATCTTAGTATGGCCGAACGGCTGAAAATGAATACATCTGATCCTATCGTGTACCGAGCGAAAAAGCTCAGGCTGCGTCACGACGAACTGGTAAAAGAGGTTGATGACAAAGAACGTGCGTTAAGAGCGGCTGAAATCAGCAAGAAATATCCTAACATAGAAACGGTTTTGCAAAAAATAAAGCCAAAATACGAGTATGAAGACGAAACGTACTCAATACTCATACCGGGAAAAATAGAGGACATTCTCACCGAAGGAGCGGCACTGCACCACTGTATAGACAAAACAGACAGATATTTTGACCGCATAAATGTACAGGAGTCGTATCTGATGTTCCTGCGCCGAACGGCCGAAAAGGACAAGCCGTATTATACCCTTGAGGTCGAGCCAAACGGCACGGTACGGCAAAAGCGGACGGAATTTGACAGGCAGAACCCCGACATAGAAGACGCAAAAACGTTTCTGCGCAAATGGCAGAAAATCATATCAAAGCGACTTAGCTCCGAAGATATGAAACTCGCAAGCAAAAGCAAGAAACTGAGGAACGAGGAGTTTGAAGAGCTTGAACGCACAAAGGCACAAATCCGCAACGGAGCGTTGCAAGGACATTTACTTGTTACGGTGCTTCGTGAGGACTTAATGGAAAATACAGACGAAAGCGAAAAGGTGAGCGTATGATAAGAATATATCCTCAGAGAGGCGGTGCCCTGAACGAAAATGACAGACTGGACCTCGCACGACTGCTGATAAAAGCCGGATATAAAGTGAGGATCGGCAAAGAAAAAATGAACGGCGGTAGCACATATACCTACTTCATCGAATACGAAGAGGTGCGCAATGGCGCTTAATCTCACGAAAAAACAGCTGAAAGCTCTCGGAATATCAATTCCAGAGAGCGAGAAGCCGAATAAATATCGCTCAAAAGCCTGTAAAATCGACGGTATAACGTTTCAAAGTACAGCAGAAGCAAATTACTACTACAAGCTTAAAATGCTTGTAAAGGCTAAAAAAATCGCCGGTTTCTGCCGTCAACCACGTTTTGTTATAACCGAGGGCGATAACAATACACGTTGCGTAGAATATGTTGCTGATTTCATCGAATTTCACAATGACGGAACATATCGCATTGTAGATGTCAAAGGCGTTCAGACACCTGTGTTTAAGCTCAAAATGAAGAGCCTGCACGAAAAATACCCGACGATAAAAATAAACTTGGAGGATTAAAAGATGATGGCTAATAGAAAAGAACTTTCGGATAAGCTTAAAAAGCTCAAGGATGTAATCATGAAAGACTCAGGTGCGCTTTTCCGTGACGGGAAAATCATAGCGAGCAATCCTGCGTTCGCTTTATCTGTTGATTTTGACTGCGGTAACGCCGAAGAATTTGCACTGCCGACAACAGCTATCAGTTTCATCGAAAATATGGTTGATGAAGAAATCGAACTTCAGCCGAGCAAAAACAAAATTGTTGTCAAGGGCAAGCGCAACAAGGGAACATTCGCTACAGTTGCACCGTCAATCTATCATGTAAGCGAGCCGGAAGTGAATGACACACTTCTGGCGTTTGCAGATGACGATTTTCTGCGGGCGGCCAACAGCGTAACATACGCTTGCAGCGTTATTGATACACGACCGGCGCAGATGGGCGTATTGCTTGACAGCGACGAAAATGGAAAGCTGAATATAATCGCAAGCGACGGAGTTAAGCTAGCCGCAAACTCGGTTGATTACAACGGTGAGATCAGAGCGGTAATACCTAAAGCTGCATTTAAAAAGCTTTTGTCGATTTCAAGCGGCAACGGTATCACACTAAAAAAGACAAGCAGTACAAATCAGCTGGCGTTTGAAACAGGAGAATACACGCTGTTTGTTCAGCTGTTGGAAAACAATTTCTTTAACTACAAGCCACTACTGGAGCTTGCAAGCCCCAGTAGCGAAAATGAGCTGAAAATCAACAGCGTATCGCTTCTTAATGCACTTCAGAGGGCAAAAATATGTGAGGGCACAAAGCGTTCGGCAATTGTCATGATGCTTGACGCAAATGCTAATACAGTAACGATTAAAACGACCGATTCCCTTGAAGCGTTTTCGGAGGAAATCGAGATAGAAAACACCGTCGATAAAGCGGTGAGTGTAGCATTTAACGGCGATTATATGAGTGAAATGCTTCACGCTGCGGGTGCAGATAATCCGTCAATAACACTGATTGTAACAGGCAGTGGAAAGCCGATTATAGTCAAGAGTACAGGCGGCTTTATAAGCTTGCTACAACCTATACGAACGAAAAAGTGAGGAGAGCAATCAATGAAAACCCTGAATGAAATAAAAGAGCTGCCTAACCTGATGATACAGCATATCGCTGTAGACGGAGGGCTCGGAGTGTTATTCAAAGCCGGCAAAAGCTTCGCAACGGTTGTATGGAGTAACGGCGGCGGGTGGGAACACGTCAGTATTAGCCCGTTCAAGCGTTCTTATACGCCGACATGGGACGAAATGTGCAAGCTGAAAGATATGTTCTTCTATAGCGATGAAACGGTAGTGCAGTACCACCCTGCGAAAAATGAGTATGTAAACAACCTACCGAACTGTTTACATCTTTGGCGACCTATCAACGAGAAAATGCCTGCACCGCCGTCAATCTTTGTAGGCGTTAAGCACGGTCAGAGCCTCGAAGAAGTCAAAGCGGCTATAAAAGACGCCTGTGAGCATTAAGCAAGGTGTAGCAGAATGCTGCAAATCCTGTCCTGCAAAAGATTTTTGCGATGAGGCAGTTCAGAAAGAGGAGGAAACATGACCAAACAAGAACTTAAAGATTACCGCTACACCTGCAAGTGTATCAAGCAGCTTGAATCAGAGCTGAACGATGCGGCAGTAACCGACAGTACGCAGGGTTCACAGAGCGAGTACCCCTATGTCAAACATAGCGTCACGATTTCCGGCGTTCCGGATAACGATACACACCTTGCCAAGAAAAGAAGACTGTCCGAACTTAAAGCACAGAAAGCAGAAGTAGAACGCTTCATCGGCAATATTGCGGACAATCAGACAAGGGATATGTTCTATTACAGGTACATACAAGGCTATACAATGGTGAGAACTGCGGTAGAAATCGGTGGAGATAACACACCCGACAGTGTGAGAATGCGAATAAATCGGTATTTGCGTTAATGTTGTTCGTTTTGTTCGTTTTAAGGGTGTTATAATTTAAAATGACAAAATATAAAATATTTTTAATGAAAACGGAGAACATGTGTTGACAAATAATGCCGAAAAGGATATAATTAACAAAAAGAACGGAGGAATATATATGAAACCACGTGTTTTTGTTAGTTCTACTTTTTATGATTTGAAATATGTTCGAGAAGATTTAGCAAGCTTTATTCGCAATCACGATTTTGAACCAATTATGTTTGAAGATGGAGATATTGGGTATGATACAAATAAAGCTTTAGACGAATCATGCTATGAAGCAATGCATACGGCTGATATGGCAGTACTTATAATTGGTGGTCAATACGGCTCTAATGCGAGTTCTCAAGAATCTGAAATTGTGAATAGCTTTATATCGATTACTCAAAGAGAGTTCGAGACAGCGGTAAAAGATAACATTCCAGTGTTTGCATTTGTCGATGCAAAAGTGCTTTCTGAATATAATATTTATAAAAGTAACATGGAAAAGTTCGAACGAAATCCTAAGTATATTGAATTTCATGCAACCAAAGATGTGCGAATTTTTAAATTTATTCATTCTATTTTTTGCCCAAACATGATACCGGTAAATGAATTTACCAAAATATCAGATATTAAAGATTTCTTGTCAAAGCAATGGTCTGATATGTTTAAAAAGTATTTAAAACAATGTAAGGAAGACAAAGAAATTGAAACCATAAAGACTTCTATTGCAAAGCTTGAAAGCATTGTTAACAGTATGACAGTTATGCTTGATGCTGTAGGTAAAAACGTGCTTAAAGAAACGCCGAATGAATATAATGTTATCAAAGAAAAACAGCAAGTAACTGAAATCTGTAACATGATAAAAGATGCTGTTTCTTTCGAGGATAGAGCAGATAAATCAAGTCAATCCCCGTTGCCAAATAGACTTATTGACTTTATTTTTGATGTGAATAAGTATATCAGCAGTGTACGTGGTGCAGATCAAGATGCAGAATATGCAAGAAATGAGACTTATGGATATAGCCGTTTTATAGAACATGTTCGTAATTTGGGAATGAGAAAAGATTTGTTTGTATTTTTTGTAGATTCTGAAGCAATACCAAATATATGTGAAAATTTAAATAATGAACGAATTAAGAAGCTTGTTGCTGAAGAATTATCAAATACTGATTTTAGCTTTAAAAGGAAGATTAGATTTCGAGCCTAATTAATGAAGCCCGGCACAACGGTGTCGGGTATTCTTATACCCAAAAGAAAGGACGGTGTACCGCCAATGACCGAAAGACAGAAGAAATTCGCCGAATACTACGCTCAGTGCGGTAACGCCGCCCAGAGTGCAATACAGGCGGGATACAGCGAGAAATACGCAGGTCAGAACGCTGATAAATTACTAAAAAATACTAACATAGCGGACTATATCCGTGAATTAACCGAAGCTGCCCAGACTGCCCGAATAATGACGGCAAGAGAACGGCAGGCGATACTTTCCGATATAGCAAAAGATGCGCAGAACGAGCTGTCGGACAGGATACGGGCAATAGACACGCTGAATAAGATGACGGGGGAGTATGTGGCGAAGATACAGGCAGAAGTCAGAACTTCTGACAAGCTATCCGATGTATTTGCTCAGATAGGCGGTGAGGGGCTTGACGAGTAGTTTTCCTCTGTCACAAAAATATATCGACTTCATCAACAGCGTGCATAATGTGACAGCGGACTTTCTCGAAGGTACTACCGCAAGCGGAAAGACAACCGTCGGCGCAGGCGTAAAGTTCATGCGTATGGTGTCGGCAAGTAGAAAGAAGCTCCACGTTATCGCCGCAAAGACAACCGGCAAGGCAGAAGAAACGATTATTCAGCAGGACAACGGCATTCTTGACCTTCACGCAAACGCAAAGTATTTCGGCAACGGCGATAAGGATTATAAACTGCCGCATATTAAATTCGAAGGCAAGATAATCTATGTTCTGGGTTATGACAACAAGGATAAATGGCAGATGGCACTCGGCGCTCAGTTCGGGTGCGTGTATATTGATGAGATAAATACCGCCGATATAGAGTTCGTCCGTGAGATGTCTACCCGAAATGATTACCTTATGGCTACCCTGAACCCTGATGATCCGAGCTTGCCGGTGTATAAAGAATTTGTCAACCGCTCACGGCCATATAAGAAATACGCCTGTGACGTGCCGGCTGAAATAATGAAAGAACTTACGGAAGAACCCGTGCCGGATTGGCGGTACTGGTTCTTTACTTTTCGTGATAATCTTTCGCTGACCGATGAGGACATACAGCGAAAGATGCTTGCCGCCCCGAAAGGTACTAAGCTGTACAAGAACAAGATACTGGGCTTGAGAGGGCGTGCAACGGGGCTTGTGTTCGATTTGCAACCCCGTAATATAATTTCACTCGGTACGGCGCAAGGCTTTAAATTCGATCGGTTTTCGGCGGGTTTAGATACAGCCTACTCGCAGTCTTCACCTGATACGATAGCATTTACGTTTGTAGGAATCACGGCGGACCGCAAATGCGTAACGCTTGACGAGGAGGTATACAACAACCGTGACCGTCAGATACCGCTTACGCCGTCCGATATTCCGAAAATCTTTACCGATTTTCTTGAAAGAAATCGCAAGCTGTGGGGCTTTGCGAAAGATGTCTACATAGACAGTGCAGATCAGGCAACGATACTTGAATGCCAGAAGTTCAAGCGGCTTTCAGGAAGTCTGTATAACTTCATACCTGCGTTCAAGAAAACGAAAATAATCGACCGTATTCACTTGCAGTCAGCGTGGCTGGCGGCAGGTGATTTTTATATCCTGGAACATTGCAAAAATTACATAGCGGAGCTTAACATATACAGCTGGAAAGAGGATAAGGCAGAGCCGGAGGACGGCAACGATCACTGCATAAACTCCTGCCAGTATGCCTGGCTGCCGTTCAAATCACTTATAGGGAGCGTGAAAACAGATGAAATTTGACATAGGAGAGAAAGTCAGACAGATGTTTCTGAACTGGCTCAATATAAATCCTGCATCGGAGCAAACCTTTGTCCTGAAGGAAAGAACGGGGCTTATGGCGGATATTCTCCGTGCGAAGCTTTGGTACAGGGGCGACGCTTACGAGCTGTCACAGTTCTTCAAGCAGCTCGGCTGCGGCACAAATTCTTTCTGGGGGAGCGTTCCCGATAACGAGAAAGTCCGCAAGATACACAGCGGTTTGCCTGCCATTATAGCCGATACGCTCGCCTATATCGTTTATTCGGATATGGACGATATAGCGGTCGAGGGTGAAAAAGGCAGAGCGGCATTTGAGGATATATCGCAGAACACGGACTTTACCGCACTTGTCGGAAAGGCAATAGTAGATACGCTCGTTGAGGGTGACGGTGCTTTCAAGATTTCGGTCGATGATACGCTGTCCTTAACGCCTATTGTTGAATTTGTGGGAGCCGACAAGATCGAATATCGCTATCTGAGGGGCGTGCTGTCAGAAGTTATCTTCCGCAGTGCCCACGAAGACGGCAACAGGATATATCAGCTTGAGGAGCATTACGGCAGAGGTTACATTGAAAGCCGATTGTACGACCACAGCGGTCACGAGGTGAGCCTTGACAGTGTTCTTTGCCTTGCCGGCATAGAACAACGAGTAGAGTTTTCCGGGGATTATATAATGGCTGTACCGCTGAAGTTTTACGCTTCTAAGAAATATCCGGGCAGGGGCAAGAGTATATTCGACGGCGGTAAATCCGATTGTTTTGACGCTCTGGACGAGGTTATCTCGCAGTGGTGGGACGCAATCAGAATGGGACGTGTGAAGCAGTACATACCCGATAATATGATTCCCCGCAATGCCGAGAACGGCTCGGTCGGAAAGCTCAACCAGTTCGGCAACAATTACATCACGATAAGTCAGCCGTTGCAGGAGGGCGTTACCCCGAAGATTGAGGTAGTCCAGCCCGACATCAAGTATGACGCATTTGTATCATCGTATACAAACTGCCTGCTTATGTGTCTACAAGGACTTGTATCGCCTGCCACGCTCGGTATAGATGTCGGAAAAATGCAATCCGCAGACGCTCAGCGAGAGAAAAAGGATGTAACCGGCAACACCCGGAACACAATAACGACAGCGCTTGAAAAGGCTATGCCTGAGCTTGTGTCGGCTGTATTAAAAACATACGACAATATGCAGGGCAAAACTCCCGAAGAATATGAGGTAAGCGTTGATTTCGGTGAGTACGGCGCACCCGACTTTGACAGCCGTGTAGAAACAGTCGGCAAGGCAAGTACCTACGGCATTATGTCGGTCGAAACGCAGGTCGAGGAGCTGTGGGGATCATCAAAAGAAGACGAATGGAAAGCCGGTGAAGTCATGCGTATAATGCAGGAAAAGGGGCTTGCCGATGGTGCGACATCTGCGGTAGGTGATGAGCTTGCTTAGTTTCAGAGATATTGCAAAGATATTTGAAGAGATAGAGCTAAGGCTCATTGCTTCGCTGAAACGCAATCTTTCACGGCACAAAGCTGAAGAAGAAAAAGAAGGCTTTGAATGGTCAGCGTGGCAGGCCGAAAAGCTCAATAACATTGACAATTTCCGCAAGGAGAACGCTCAGATAGCGGACGAATATGTAGATGTTATTGACGATGAAACCCGACAGCTTATGACGGATCAGTTTCACGAGGGGGAGCATACAGCGGAGCAGTCGGTCATTGATGTTTCGGAAAGCGGCGTCAATGTTCCCGATGTTCCGGCACAGCCTCAGCCGCCCGAAGCGCCGACAGCTATACCCGATGATCATTTCTTCGGTGTTAACAAGCCGAAGATGGATAAGCTGATGGAAGACGTAACAACGCTTGAAAAGACCGCCCTTACCGCCGCTGTGCGTAATATGGACGATGTTTACCGCACAACGCTGAACAAGGTACAGCTTATGATGGGCACAGGCTCAATTACGCTTAATGAAGCAATCGACCTTGCAACAAGGGATTTTCTCGACAAGGGCATAAACTGTATCGTATACGCAGACGGCAGGCGAGTTAATATTGCCGATTATGTGCGTATGGCACTGCGCACAACGTCCACAAGGGCAACATTGCAGGGTGCGGCTAAACGCTTTGCGGAGCTTGGATATGACACTGTGCTTATATCGCAGTACGGAGGCTGCTCAGAAACCTGCGAGCCGTATCAGGGCAAGGTTTACATTGATGATGTATTCACAATATGGAACGGCGAGAGAAGCGGCGACTTCGGCAAGTCAAACTACTGCGACAAGTGGTTTATGCTGTTGTCTGTGGCAATCCGAGGCGGGCTGTTCCATCCTAACTGCCGTCATACTATGGGGCAGTACATAGAGGGGCTTACAAAGATACCTCAGCCGATTTCTGCCGAGAAGATACGGGAACAGCGAGAGCTTGAAGAAAAGCAACGGGCTATGGAGCGCAAGATAAGAGCGCTCAAACGCAAGGTTGAGGGCACGCAGGACGAGAAGAAGGTCAAGGAGTATAAGCGTAAGCTCCGTGAGGAGCAAGGTAAGCTCAGAGAATTTATCAAAGAGCACGACGATGTTCTCCGCAGAGATTATTCAAGAGAGAAGATCTACAGCGGTAAGGGTGAGCCGAAGCAGGAAGCACCGAGAACGGAAGAAGCGCCTGTTAAAGCTACCGATACCGAAAGCAAAAATCCTGTTCCGACAGATAAAGAGCCTAATATTCCTCAGCCGGATAATAACGTTTCTGAACCGGAAAATAACGTTTCTAAGCCGGATAATAACGAAAACACAATGAATTTTGTACAGCCTGAGCCTATAAAGCCTGTTCAGAGCAACGAAGAAACAGACGATACGCCGACTGCGGTTGTGTCTGATGAATCCGATGAAACTGCCGAAACGACAGAAAACGTACAGGAAACTGTAAAACAGCCTATTGAAACAGCGACAGACAGCGAAGAAGACGCACAGTATTTTACAGACGATACTGTTGACAATTCGGATGAAAGTGTGAATGAAAATGTAGAACTTCCTGCATCTGACATTCACATTATAGGAAAGCTTGATGTTGAAACGTATAGTTGCGTTACAGAAGATATAATTACAGATGATGTAATTATAACTGATAAACAAATTGAGCACATAAAGGAAAGGCATCCTGATGACTTTGAACGTTTCAGTCAGTATTTTGAAGAAATAATCAAGCACCCTGATTATATAATTGAAGCAAATAAGCCAAACACGGCGTTGATACTGAAAGAAATAAAAATTAACAATGAAAGGTTCAAAACAATTTTGCGACTGGTAACATCACAAGATAATCCTGCATACAAAAATTCTATTATTACTTTCATGAAAATCAACGAAAAAGATTGGAAACGTATTCTGAAAAATAAAAAAATACTTTACAAATCTGAATAGGTGTGTTATAATAAAAATACAATAAGAGTAGGTTGTTTGAGGTGGAGGAGTTCGTACAGTCCACACGCCGATGGTACAGACAGGAATAATCCGAGAGACGCAGGAGAGTTGTACGCCTGCCAAATAGCCTAACGCTTTGAAAGCCGTTTTGAGAGATTGAAACGGCTTTCTTCTATAAATAAACTAACCGCCCACAGCAGTGAGCGGTTTTGTTATATCTGCTTATTGATTATCATACATATGTGAAACTCAACAATGTTAATGTTGTGGAATTGGACAATTTCAACAAAAAAGTCAAAACGGTATTGACGTTCGACATCGAATGTGATATATTTATCGCAGGAGGTGAAAAAGTGTCAGATGTAAGAAAAGTGTTTATAACCCGTGAAGTAGCTGATGAACTGAAGCTAACTCCGACATATCTTATAAAACTCGGCAAAAAGATAAAGTTGAGCGAAGCAGAAATGAGAGAAGCAGGGAGTAGAAATTATTTATTCAGTGAAGAGGCTGTTCAGAAGTTAAAAAATGCTAAACAACAAAAATAACGGCAACGCCGCACAGTAGGAAGTAAAGCGTTACCGTTACCCAAACAGACAGATTGCTCTATCTGAAATCTATTATACTCGGATAGAGCCTTCCTGTCAAGTTAGAAAGGAAGTAATATTATGAGTAATTTACTGGAACTCGAAGAAGCTACGAACAAAAACACGGCTATAGCGCAGGGCATAGAGCTGATGAGACTTGCCGCTATAGCTAATGAAGAAGTTGAATTGTCAGATTTCACTGATTTCATTCACTATCTCGCTATGATTGCGACCGAGAATGCAGGTAATCTTGAGAAAATTAAAGAGAGAGCATTTAAGGAAGCGAGAGAAAGCAAGGCTAACGATAAAAAGGCGGTGAGCGCATGAACGAGTTACAGACATTCGATTATAACGACTCACAGGTCAGAACGGTGGAAAAAGACGGTGAAATTTGGTGGGTGCTTTCAGATGTATGCAGAGTACTTGAACTTTCAAACCCTCGTATTGTTGCTGACCGTCTTGATGAAGATGAACGACGTAAGTTAGACTTACGCCGTCAAGGTTCTACTTGGGTTATCAACGAAAGCGGCTTATACAATGTCATTCTTCGTTCCGATAAGCCGCAGGCAAAACCGTTTCGTAAATGGGTGACTTCCGAAGTCTTACCGACAATAAGAAAGACGGGACAGTATAATGCAAAACCGAACAAGGCACTTGAGATAAAGGAAACCAATGCAAGAGTGCGGCTATCAAATGCGTTTTTAAAACTCGCAAAAGTTGATACGCTTTCTTCGGAATACAAAAATATACTGGTGGCGAAAGCCGCCGAAGCATTAACAGGTTTTCAGCTTATACCGCTACCTCAGTCGGAACAGAAGATGTATACCGCTACCGAAATAGGAGAGATGTTCGGCGTATCAGCTCAGAGAATCGGCAAACTGTCGAATCAGTACGGTATGAAAACCGAAGAATACGGTACTTGGTATCGTTCCAAATCACAGTACAGCAATAAAGAGGTTGACAGCTTTATGTATAATGACAAGGCTGTGGAACGCTTTAAGACGTTAATTTAAATCAATCAATTTAATAATTATACCGCCCCTTTTGGAGCGGTATTTTTATACCCAAAATCAAAGAAAGCGAGGTAAAGCAATGGAAACCGAAAAGAAAACTCCCGAAGAGGAGAAGAAGCCCGACGCTCCCGCAATAGAGCAGAAGGACGAGCCCAAGCCCGAAGAGAAGTCCGCCGAAAACAAGCAGACGGACGATAACGGCACGGCAGAGAAGCCCGATGAGAGCAAGGCAGAGGACAAGAAGGACGATAAGCCCGAAGAAAAGGCGGATAAGCCCGAATCTGAGCCTGTACCCGCCGTTCCCGATGCAAAGGACGAGGAGATTTTAAGGCTGAAAACACAGATAGCCGCAATGTCGCTCGGTGTAAAGCCCGATTGTATGGACGATGCTGTGGCTATTGCCGAAAGCTACGTCAAGTCCGGCAAAAGCGAGAACATCAACTCGGCACTGTCGGCGGTAGTCAAGAAATATCCCGATATGAAGGCTGACGTGGGCGACAGCAAGAAGCAGGGCGGCTTCAAGGTCGGTGCAGGCAGCTCCGACAAGGAAGAAAAGCCCGACAACAGCAGACTTGATAACGCATTCGGTATCAAGAAAAAGAAGTAAGAAAGGTAAGGTGTAAAAATGTCAAACACAATCAACTATGCTGAACAGTATACCAATCAGCTCAGAGAGCTTTATGGTCAGGAATCAAAGGCCGACGCTCTCTATCACTCAAATTCCGATATTCAGCTCAGAGGCGGAAAAACAATCAAGATACCCACTCTGTCGGTATCCGGCTATAAGGACCACACAAGAGCATCGCTCGGCTTCCCTCAGGGTACATACGAGAACAACTACGAAACAAAGACGCTCGATCACGACCGTTCTATCGAGTTCGTAGTAGATCCTATGGACTTTGACGAAACCGATACGGTGGTTTCGCTCGCAAACATTCAGAACCGCTTTGACAGAACACAAGCTATCCCTGAGCACGACAGCTATACATTCTCAAAGCTGTATGCAGAGGCTGTAAGAGTAAGTGCAACAATAAAGCACGACAAGCTCACGATTGAGAATGTTCTCAAGGACTTTGACGAGAACCTCAAGACACTTGAAGATAAGGGCGTACCTCTTGACAGAATGATACTCTATGTCACCGCAGACTATAAGACGATACTCAAGAACGCAGAGGGTATTCAGAGAACGCTCGACATCAAGAGCGGCGGCGGTATCGACAGACGTATCCATTCCGTTGACGATATAGGCAATATCGTTACAGTTCCCTCAGCTCGTTTCAAGACCGTGTACGATTTCACGGACGGCTGTAAGTCCGGTGTCGGCGCAAAGCAGATAAACTACATTCTCATTGACCCCGAATGCCAGGTGTCAAGAGATAAGTACGCATATATACATCTGTTTGCTCCCGGCTCTGACAGCAGAACGGCAGACAACTATCTGTACCAGAACCGCAAGTACAACGGTACATTTGCGATAGATCACCTGTTTGTTGACGGCTGTATCATGAATGTATCTGCTCTGACGCAGACATTCACAGGTAACGGCTCGACAACTGCATTCACAGTGACCGACAAGCCCGAAAAGCTCATCGGCGTAACTGTGGACGGTATAGCGACAACAGACTACAGCTATGACAAGTCATCGGGCGTGATAACATTCAATACCGCTCCTGCAAGCAATAAGGCTATAGTCGTAACATACTAAGGAGGTAACTATGGTAGCAGTAAAGGCAAACAAGCAGTATACTATCACGGAAGCCGAGAAGAAGTCATATCTTGCACAGGGGTATGACATAATCGGCGATAACGGGGCTGTGGAGCATTCTCCGCAGGCTACCGTGCCGTATGCCGAATATGAAAAGGCTCAGGCGGAGATAGCAAAGCTCCGTGATGAGCTTGCTCAGGCGGAGATAGCAAAGCTCCATGATGAGCTTGCTCAGGCGGAGATAGCAAAGCTCCATGATGAGCTTGCTCAGGTAAGGGCGGCAAAGACAAAAAAGGGTGAGGCTTAATGTACCTCACTTTTGCGGAATTTCAGACCTTATGCCCCGACAGTACGATAACCGAACAGCAGTACAACGCTCTTGAAAACAGGGCGGAGAGCGACATCGACACACTGACCTTCAACCGCATAACAGCTATAGGATTCGACAATCTGACAGCGTTTCAGCAGGATAAGGTAAGGCTGGCACTGTCACAGCAGACAGCATTTGTTTTTGACAATGCCGAGCTGCTTGACAGCCCGCTCAGTTCCTATAGTATCAGCGGTGTGTCAATGTCCTTTGACAGCTCGAAGGTTATAAATTACTGCGGTGTCACTACAACACGGCAGGTTTACAACACGCTGTTGCAGACGGGCCTTTGCTACAGGGGGTTATAATGTGAAATATCCGAAACTTGTACCCGAAAGGGTTTGTACAACATCTTGTACTGTTTATCGTACAGACGGGCTTAACCGTGACGGTTCAAAAAAACGGACGGTCATATTTGAGGGTAAGTGCTTTCATTCGGAAAAAGCACGGCAGAAATTATCCGCAGAAAAACAGCTTATAACGCTTTCGGGCGAGGCTCTTTTCTGCGGTGATATTGCCCCGGACAGCCCGATAGTTGACGGAGCTGTGGAGATAGGTGGCAGAGAGTACAAGATATACGGCTCGGAAAAGGCTAAAAACCCCGACGGGACGGCAAATTACACAAGACTGGAGCTGATATAGTGATAAAAGTGACCGTAAAGCTTGATAAGGCTGCAATAGCAAAGATTGAAAAAGCAGTGCTTGACAGTGCGCAAGCGGCGATGGAGCAGGTGGTTACCGAAGTACAGAACACAGCACCGCTTTACCAGGGCGACCTCATCAACGGCATATTTGTTCGTTCGGAAAAAAGCGGTAATGCTGTCATCGCCACGATTGACCACAGTGCTTTATACTCTCGGTATCTCTACTATGGCAAGCTGATGATCGACCCAAATACCAAAAGTGCTTGGGCAAAGAGCGGTATAAAGAAAGAAGTGACCGACAAAAAGTTGAAATTCCGCAACGGCAGGACTGATCACTGGCTTGAGCCGTACATAACAGGTGACAAAAAGGATTTTGTCAAAAACTCGTTCACAAAAATATTTAAGGGAAAAACAGGCGTATGACGTTACTTGAAACAGCCGATATGCTTGCTGATGTTCTCGGCATAGAGAATGTAAACGCAGGCTGTATAGACGCAAATCAGGATAAGTGTATCGGCGTGTATGCGTCAAAAAACACCTATCCTAAGAAAATCAGCATAGGCGGTAAGCCTTGCACGAAAACACTTGAAAAGCACATCAGCGTACTGATACACTGGACGGACAATCCGACTACAGCCGAGAGTGCGGCAAACGAAATACTTGATAAGCTGACCGATGTACACGGCTATACTGCCGGGGGGCACACGGTCGGCTTTTTGAGTTGCAGTGAGGCGCATAACGCAGGCAGAGATGAAAGAGGTATCTGCGAGTACGTTATTGATGTGACGGTTTATTACGAAAGGAGTAATTAACAATGGCCAATAAAACAGGAGTATATCCCGTATATGAAAATCAGTTCAAGATTGACAAGACAGGCGGAACAGGTGCGACAGCCGAGAATCTTGTAACTATTGCCGATATGGAGAGCTTTTCGGTATCCATTGACGGCAATGTAGAGGAGTGGAAGCCGTTCGATCAGGAAGGCTGGACAAGAAGACTTGTAACAGGTAAGGCACTGACCGTCAGCGTATCCGGCAAGAGAAACATCGGTGACGCAGGCAACGATTATGTTGCAGGACTTGTACTCAAAACAGGCGCAGACAGCCACACAACTGTAGTGTGGACGTTCCCCAGCGGCGCAACGCTGACAATACCGTGCGTTATAAATGTTACCGAGTGGGAGTCGGGCGATTCCACAGCGGTAGCACCTCTTGCGTTTGATATTATGTCAGACGGCAAGCCCACATTTACAGACGCAAAGTAAGGAGATAAATACAATGGCTAAGATGTACACACTTGATGAAAAGTTACTCGCAGGCGTTCCAGAAATACGCATCGGAGAAAAGGTCTACAAGGTAGACGATCGTGAAAAGACGGTCAAGAAGGTAATGGCACTTTACAATAACGGCGAAAAGAAGGACATTGAAAAGATTGACGAGATGTTCAATCTGGCGTTCGAGCCTGCCGCCGCTAAGGAGATAAGCGAAATGAATATGCCGTGGGCGGCATATCAGAAGCTGTCCGAGATAGTAATATCCGCCATGACGGGACAGGAAGATACCGAGCGATTTCACGAGTAATGAAGTCTGGTACGACATCGAGTATGACCGTGAGCTGATACGGCAGTCGATAGCAAAACAGTATCACATACTGCCGTCAGAGCAGGACAATCTGCACTATTCCGACTGGCTGAGCCTTGTATCCGGCATTATGAATGATACTCCGCTCGGTCAGACAGTGCGGATACGAAGCGAGGATAACAAGGAGATGCTCAAACACTTTTCGCCGTATGAAAATCGCATACGGCGGGAGTGGGCGGCATTCAGAGCGAAGAAACAGCTTGCGGAGAAAACTCCAAAACAGATACAGAGCGATATAACGGCTCTTGAAATGATGATAAAAAAGGCATTCGGGGGAGGTGAGTAAATGGCTGACGGAAACGGTGCGTCAGTAGGCACTATCAGCCTGTCGCTGATAATAGACGCAGAGCTTGACAAACAGCTTTCGGCTTTACAGAAAAGCATACAGTCGCAGTGGGATAAGGTTGGTGAAACCGCTGAAAAGGCACTTACCGACAGTGTGTCAAAAGCCGCCGATAAGGCTGTAAAGCCTGTTGAGGAAGTCGGCAAGGCTGTAGAAAAGACCGTGACGCAGAGCGTTGAAAAGGCTGTGCAGAAGGTCGAAAAGCCCGCCGAAGAGGTAGGAAAGACGCTTGAAAGCTCTATATCCGAAAGTGCCGAAAAGGCTTCCGAAACTCTGGAAAAGGCGCTTGTCGAGCCTGTAAAGGAAGCGGAAAAGGAAGCAGAAAGCCTTGGCAAAACGATAAATAACAAGTACGAGTTCGGCCCCGGTTATAGCAAAGAAGCTATGGATTTCGTGAACAACTATCAGCCGAAAAGCGATAAGAAGAAGTCCAAAGAAAAAGAGGAGCTCCCCGAAATTGATGTCGGCAGTTTTGAAATTCCTTCCGAACCTATCGACCGTCTGAACAAAAGTCTTGAGCTGACTAACGAAAAAATAGAGCTTGCACAGGAGAAGTGGAAACAGCTTAACAGAGAAATGGCGGCATTGTCTGATAAAGACATGACAGGAGAAAAGGGCAATGCCGTAATAGAAAAAATAAACGCCGTTGAAACAAGTATGCTGAAACTGCAACAGCAGGCAGAAGCTGCTAAAGCCAAGATAGATAAGGCGGCTGAGCCTTCTCCCGCAATTGATAAAACTGCGGCGAAGGTTGATAAGCTTGCAGACAATGTAAACAGCTCGGCAAAAAAGGTCGAAAGCTCGGTAAACAATTCCGTTATCAAGCCTGTTAAAAAGATAGGTACAACCGCTCAAAGATCGTTCGGAAAAGCAAGAACATCAGCAAATGGCTTCGGAAAGGCTCTCGGAGGAATAGGAAAAAGCGTGAAATCCGCTTTGAAGTCTACTTTCCTTATGGCAGGACTTTATGCCGTATTTCGTGGCGTAAAAACTGTCATTGAAAATGCCACGAGCGCAAACAAGGAGTTTGACGCAAGTGTAAAGCAGATAAAGGGCAATCTTCAGGTTGCGTTTACGCCTATAGTAAACGCTATCATGCCGGCGCTTAATACATTGGCATCCGGACTTGCCACAGCAACCAAAGCTATAGCGAGCTTTATTTCGGGGCTGTTCGGTACTACATATAAGCAGTCGTTGAAAGCAACAAAACAGATTGAAGCGGCAGGAGCGGCGGCTAAGAAGAACAGCCGCTTTCTTGCGGGCTTTGATGAAATGAATGTTGCTTCCGATAACAGCAGTGACAGCAATGCTTCAAACCTTGCAGAACTTGACAGCGAGGGCGATAAGACAGCCGAGGGTATCGGAAATAAGATCCGTGAGCAGATTAAAAAAGGGTTTGCTCTGCTGAAAAAGCAGTTTGCAAACGTCAAAAAGTATTTCGATACAAATTTTGCTCCGATATTTGCGGAGATAGGCAAAAAATTCGCACCCGTTATAGAGGACTTCAAGGATAATATGAGCAAGGCCTGGAGTGATATGGCAACTCTTGCCGAGCCGTTCAAGAACTACATCGTAAACAATCTGACACCTGCATTGCAAACCGCATTTCAATATGTCGGCACAGTCGCAAGCGGACTGGGTGATACCTTTAATCTTGTTTTCGGTCAGATGTGGGATAACGTGATCTTCCCAACGTTGGAGAAAATGACAACAACCGTACTTCCTCTGCTGACTGACCAGTGGACGGCAATGGCAGACGTGATGACGACGACTTTCAATACGATAAAGCCGTTGTTCGATAAGGTGTTTACTACCGGTATTATGCCTGTGCTGGAAACTCTGCAAGGTATATGGTCGAAACTGTGGGATTCGTCTGCAAAGGTATGGGACAAGTACGGCAAGCCTACTATGGAAGCGATAAAGTCACTTGTCACATCAGTCGGCGATACGGTGATGAAAGTCTACGAAAGCCTGATACAGCCTGTTGTGAAATGGGTATGCGATAGTCTGAAATCTATGTGGGATAGTGCTATCAAGCCCATATACGAAAAAACAGCCGCAGTTATATCGAAAATTATTCAGTGTATAAACACAGTATGGGTAAATTTCCTTAAACCGTGCGTGGACTGGATAGTAAAAACAATGGGACCGCTTATTTCCAATGTTCTTAATGCAATCAAAAATGTGTTTGATACTGTATTTTCGTTTATCGGAACGGTTGTCGGCACTGCGCTTGACACTTTCGGCGGATTACTGGACTTTATAACGGGCGTATTCTCGGGCGACTGGGATAAGGCTTGGAACGGAATAAAGGACACTGTAAAAGCAGTGTGGGACGGTATATGGGGTGTAATAAAAAGCACTGTTAATCTGATAATCGACGGTATTAATATGCTCTGGACAGGTATCTATAATGCGGTCAAAGGGCTTGTTGACGCTGTAGGCGGCGTTGCAGGCGTTATAGGTGATATACTCGGTCAGGACTGGCATTTCTCAATGCCTGAAAATCCTCCGCTGATACCTAAACTTGCAAAGGGCGGTCTTGCGTATGCGCCTACGCTTGCAATGGTCGGTGATAACCGTAATGCAGGAACAGACCCGGAGGTAATTGCGCCTCTGTCAAAGCTCAAGGACATCATCGGCGAAGGCGGAGATATGACGGAAGTCGTACTTCTGCTTCGTGAGATACTGGAGTATCTGAAAGGTCTTAATCTTATCGCTAAGGGTGAGGTTGACGGTAAAACGCTTTACCGGTTGATAGTACGTCTGAACAAGGAGAATACATACAGAACGGGGGTAAATGCACTTGGCTAAAAATCTGATATGGGTTAAGGGTGTTCTACTCCCGCCACCCGATATTGACGGCTATACTGCCACTCGATGCAAGACGTGGGAACCAAACACCGGCAGAAATGCTGCAGGAACAACCGTCGGAAGCATACTTTGCTGGAAATACAAAATAGAGCTTAAATGGTCTTTTCTCACAGAAGCGCAGGTGAAGAGCCTGCGTAATCTGTTTGAGAGCAAACCCGATTATTTTGCCGTAAAATTCGACTATGACGGCGAATATAAGGAGATAACCGCATACAGTACAGATCTCACCGCCACAGGCAAGCTGTACGCAGGAAGCGGCTATTATTACAAGAGCGTGTCAATAAATCTGATAGAAAGGTAGGTGATAGCTTGTATACAAATGTTTCGGATGATTTTCTGTCAGCCGTTAATGGTGCTGAGCCTGTCTACTGCTGCAAGCTGGATTTCGGTAATAATGTAACGGTGAACGATCTGTTCAGCGTAAGCTATTTGGGCGGATCGTGCAGTGAGAGCATAGTGCCGGGCGGTACGGTCATAGCAAATGCAAAAGTCGAGCTGTCGGCACTTCCTGCGACGGTCAGAAAGGGAAGCACTTGCACGTTGTATTTTGGCGTGAACGGCGAATACGCACCGCAGGGAGTGCTTACGGTAAAGAAAATCGAGAAAAGCGGAGAACGGTTGTCGGTAACGCTTGAGGATAACATGACAAAGACGGAAAAAGGCTATTTTTCAAGCCTGTCGTATCCGTCCACAACGCTGAAAATGCTGTCGGAAATTGCTACAAAGTGCGGCGTTGCCTTTAATACTTCGGGGCTTACGGCGGTAACAATAAAGGACAAGCCGGAGGGCTATACCTGCCGTGAAATAATCGAATATATCGCAGGGCTGTACGGCAAATTTGCCGTTTGTGACCGTACCGGCAAGATAGCATTCAAGTGGTTTGATACTACGGCGGTGCAATTGTCCGATTTTTGCTATGATACACCCACAGTTGCTACCGACGATATTACAGTCGGACGTGTGGTGTGCGGAGATTTTACAGCCGGCACAGGCACTGCGATAACATACGACTGCCTGTTTATGACTCAAAATCAGCTGAACACGGTGCAGAAGTCATTAAACGGATTTAAATACCGCACGGGTGAAATCCCGTTAAGGCTTGGCAATATGCTGATAGATGCGTGGGATATGGTGAGCATAACCTACGGCGGAGAAACTGTGAAAATTCCTGCCGCAAATATTTCTGTGACGTATAACGGCGGCCTGTCTATGACAATAGAAGCACCGGCTGAAGAACAGTCTGCGGACAGCGGTGAAAGCTATAAGTCGCCTGCACAGAAGCAGGCGGAACGAATAACCGCAGATATAATCAGCACAAAACAAGCATTACTCGAAAAAGCGGATATTGCAGAGCTTAATGCACAGATTGCAAACCTTGAAAACGTCTATGCCGCAAAGGCTGATATTACAGAGCTTTCCGTACAGATAGCCACGATTGACAATCTGACAGCTAAGAAAGCAGATGTTGAACAGCTGTATGCAAAGAAAGCGGATATAGATGAGCTTGTGGCCGATACGGCAACGCTTAAATCACTGAAATCAGATGTTGCAAACATAGATGTTCTGCTGTCGGGCAAGGCCGGCACGGGTGAACTGACATCTATAAAGCTGACTGCCGAAAATGCGGAAATAGCGACTGCGCTGATAAAGGACCTTACAGCCGCAAACTTCCGGTCAAAGACTATCGAAACCGATGATTTTACGATAAAATCAAGCAGCGGAAAATTGCAGATAGTCGGAAACACAATACAGATAAAGGATGTAAACAATACCGTGCGTGTCCAGATAGGCGAGGATGGTAAATCCGACTATGGCATTTACGTTACCGATGCAGACGGAAAGATAATGTTCACCTCTTACGATGGCTTGCACGAAGACGGCATAAAGAGCGGCATTATCAAAAATGATATGGTAGCTGATGATGCACATATCAGCGGCAGTAAGCTGGATATATCGAGCGTTATTGACGGTATCAATGCCGACAACAGCACCTATCTTAATACAAGTAAGGTTGTCATAGACGGTACGAAGCAGACGATAAACGCAAAATTCACGGAGCTGACTGCAAGCATAGGCAGTATCGGCACTCGCACTTCCGCTCTTGAAAGCGACCTGTCTGGCTTTCGGACAACAGTGTCGGAAACATACGCCACAAAGTCAGCGGTTGACAGTATACAGATAGGTGGAAGAAATCTGCTGTATGACAGCACGGGAAACATCAAAAACGGCTGGAGCGGTAACACTATAATAACGGTTGACGACGGAATATCAGGAAATAGCCTTGCAATATCCAGAACCGGATATTCCGGCACCGCACGATATTTTGGCACGAGCAAACAGCACGCAATGACAGATTTCAACGTCGGCACAAGCTACACTCTGTCTGCGTGGATAAAGGTCAGAAGTGATGTCGAGCTTGACGCAAGCGGATATGTAATGGCAAGATTCCGTTCTGCTGATAATAAAAAGCTGTATGCCTTGTCGCTGACGGTGAGCAGTCAGACAGAAAAAGACAAGTGGATTTACTACGAAAAGACGTGGACGATAAATGACAGCGACATAGCGAAGCTCGAATGCGTGGCACTTGCGCTTGATAAAAACGGCATGATTGAGGCTTGCAATATCAAGCTCGAAAAAGGCACTAAGGCTACAGACTGGTCGCCTGCTCCTGAGGACACCGCAGCCGAAATAACATCGTTATCAAGCAAGCAGTCAAGCCTTGAGCAAACGGTAAACGGCTTTAAGGCTACTGTTGAAAGCACATATGCGACAAACGACAGCGTAACGCAGAAGGTTTCCGCCGTAGAGCAGAAGGCTGACAAAATATCGTGGCTTGTGAAATCGGGAACATCGGTAAGCAGTATGGAGTTGACAAGCAAGGCTTTGGAGATTATTGCAAATACCGAAATCAAAGGCGATGTAATTGTTGGCGGAGTTATCAAAAGCGGCAACTATGATGTTGCAAACGGCACCGGTATGAAGCTGACGCTGGCAACGGGCGAGTGGGACAGCAAATACTTCAAAGTAAGCAGCACCGGCACTATTACAGCTACGGGCGGAACGATAGGTGGATTTACGATAAGCAATAATTCACTGTATAACGGGCTGGACACAATTAATCACAAAGAAGGAACAAGTGAAACGGCTGGTGTTAATATCAGCGTTCTGGGAGGTTTTTCTGCGTATAACGGGGAATACGGAACTGAAATGAACGACGGGCAAATACGGTTCTATTCATTAGGTAGAGAGCTTGGATATATTGCTCCGGGATCAACTGATTTTAGTGACTATAGCAAAACAGGAATAGGCATAGTTGCCACCAATCAAATTGGTGGTGCTGGATTATACGGACGAATAGATTTAGGCTACAAGGATAAGATGAACGGCGATACCTATATCGCAGCATACAGTGTGTGTTGCGATGGTAAAAAAAACAGTAACGATGGATTTAATTCAACTTTTCACATTAAAACTCGCTTTTCAAGTGGCATAGACGTTTCGGATATTTATTTCAGTTACGAAAACAAAACTATTTGCTCAATTGGTATTGCGGGTTACTATGGGGTAGGTGGCATTTCTCCCGATGTGTACAAATGGTTGCCTGTATTTAACGATTATGTTGCATTCAAAAGAGGCATCCTTTTCGATTCTTCGAACCCGTCATTAATTTATCATGGTGCAAACAGGTTGCTTGCGTGTTCATCATCAAAAATTGTGGTTGGCAACTCTAACTTAGCTTTATCGTTGATAGGTTCATCGCTGACATCTTCAAGTACCATATCCGTTTCATCCGACGCCCGTATGAAAAACCACATAGCCGACTTGCCGAGCGAATCTGAAAATTTATTCGACTATCTTGACGGAAAGTCATTTTTCTATAACGGTGACACATCAAACGCTAAGAATTACGGCTTTATTGCACAAGATGTTTTATCCGCTTTGCAAAAATGCGGGCTTACAACAGACGATTTTGCAGGATTCTGCGATATAAACGGCGACGGCAGTCAGTATGCACTTGCGTATGAGCAGTTTATTCCGCTGATGTGGAATGAGATAAAAAGATTAAGAAAAGCACTAAGCGAAAGGAGTTAATTATGCTTAGAAGTAACAAAACAACACAGTTTGACGGTACAAGCTATATCACTGACGGAGAGGGCAACGAACAGACCGTAGCGTATTTCGGCGCTACCATAAGGACGGACAAGACCGTAACAATGAGCATGACAGTATCGAACGCCGAACTGTACGAAGAAAACAAAACCACAGTCAGAGCGGATTATACGGAGTTCCAGACTGCCGTATATACCGCCCAGGACGCAGAGTAAGGAGAAGCTATGAAGTTATCAACTGTAGTAAATGCAATCCCCGTCATAAGCAAGCTGATGAGCAAGGAACTGCCCGTCATACAGTCGTATGCTGTGGCAAAGCTGGCACGGAGAATAGATGAGGAAACTAAGCTGTACAATGAGCAGAGGCAGAAGCTCTTGCAGAAATATGGCGAACAGGACGGTGATAAATACGTTATTCGCCCTGAAAATGTAGATGTCTGCAATGCAGAGCTTGAGGAGCTGCTCAACATTGATGTTGATATACCCGAAAAGATTGATATTCTCTCGACGAATGTCGTTCTGACACCCGCCGAGATGATAGCAATAGAAGATTTTTTAGCCGAATAGGCAGAAAGGAAAAATTATGGAAAAGTTAAGTAGTGTTTTTGGAGTGATAGTTGCGACTACCGGCGGCATGATAGGGTGGATATGGGGCGATTTTACGCCCTTGCTTGCCGCTCTGATCGTGTGCATGGCGCTTGATTACATATCTGGCGTTGCGTGTGCGATTGTCAGAAAAGACGTGTCAAGCGAGGTTGGCTTTAAAGGCATAGTCAAGAAAATACTGATTTTAATGCTCGTCGGCGTTGCACACGTTTTAGACGCTTATGTGCTTAATTCGACTCCCGTACTACAGTCGGCGGTCATGATGTTCTTTATCGCCAATGAGGGTATATCGCTTGTGGAAAATGCCGCAGGACTTGGCATACCGATACCGAAAAAAATGCTTGAAGTGTTAAAGCAGCTGAAGCTCAAGGGCGACAGCACAGAGAAAAGCGAAAGCGAGGACGAATAATATGAGTAATAGTTCGTTAATCAGTTACACGAGGATAAGTCCTCACAGGAACAGCCCCAGAAACCACAAGATAGATACTATAACAATTCATTGTGTTGTAGGTCAGTGCGCGGTCGAACCGCTCGGTGAACTCTTTCAGACGAAAGAGGCTTCGTCAAATTACGGTATCGGATATGATGGCAAAATTGCAATGTACGTTGAGGAAAAAGACCGTTCCTGGTGTTCCTCAAGTGCAAGCAATGACAATAGAGCTATCACGATAGAGTGCGCAAGTGACAGTTACGAGCCATATGCTATCAATGACAAGGTGTACAAGTCACTGATTAAACTCTGCGTGGATATATGCAAGAGAAACGGCATTAAAAAGCTAATGTGGAAAGCTGATAAATCACTCATCGGACAGGTCAACAAGCAGAATATGACCGTACACAGATGGTTTAACTCCGGCAAATCCTGTCCGGGCGAGTACATATACAGCAGACTCGGTAAAATCGCCAACGAAGTCAATGCTCAGCTCGGTGTAAAGACCGCTACTTCAAAGAAATCAAATACTGAGATAGCTAAAGAAGTAATAAGGGGATCGTGGGGTAACGGCTTGGAACGCAAGCAGAGATTGACTGCTGCCGGCTATAATTACACGGCTGTGCAGGCAGAAGTTAACAGAATGCTTGGCAAGAAAACATCGACAGTTTCCACACATGCTAAAATCAGCAGTGGCGATCGTGTGCAGATAAAGCAGGGAGCAACCTGGTACGGCGGCACAAAAGTCCTTACAGGCTGGTTGCTTGAAAAAACGTGGATTGTCGATGAAGTTGTCGGCAATCGTGCTGTACTCGGTAAGGATACAAACGATATTTTTGATATTCAGAGCCCGATTGATATTAAGTACCTCATAAAGAAGTAA